CCAAATGACTTTAGCAAGTTTCAGTACGAAGATGGCAAGAAGCCATTTTGGTATTTGGGCGGCGATGAATTCGCCGACATCGTGAAAACTAGACCAAAGGAGAACAAGTGAGAGTAAAAGTAAAAAGATGTGAAGTATGTGCGAGTAAGCTAGATAAAGACGGCAACTGCACTTGGGACGGATGTCCTAAAAGCCCTAAATATAAAGAAAAAGAGCAAGAAAAGCCAAAAGACAAAAAGGATGAGGGATGATTAAATTTAAAGAGCTTTTGCAACTCTTTTGCATTATAGCTATTGAGCTACCGCTCGAGATACTTGGCTATATAGTAGTGCCGATCGCTCTAGCGTTTTGCAACAAGCAAAGCGAGCGCTTACCAAAGTGGGCGCGATACTTCGAGGATGCAAACGACAACTATGGCGGCATAAATTCAGCCATAAACGGAGATAGTGGCTGGCGTAAAGAACACTATCCAAATGGCAAAAATAGGACGTATTTCGCGCGTCTTAGGTGGCTATATAGAAACCGCATAGGCTACTTTTCAAGCCGAATAAACGGCGTAAAAGTGAGCGAGATAGATCCGTCAAGTGTAAGAGTGCAAGGCAATATCAAGGTCACAAGCAACGGCGGAGCGGTTAGTGACTTTTGCAAAGTGACGCTAAAACTAAAGGACGGACGCACTCGTTTTGGACTTTTTAAAACAATCCGCTACAAAGGTTTTTTAAGTGGCTTTTATTGTCGTATTTATGTAGGCTGGAAGCTTATGGACGTGGCAGAGATGAACGAGTACAACAAAGATACATTTATGCAGCCAGACGATAAAGAGTATCTTAAGAGTGTATGGGCGGTTAATCCATTTAAGAGAGTGCGAGGGAGTAATAATGCTAAATCCTAGTTTATATCTTAGTGGCTTCTTACTACTTACTACCCTATTTCTTGGTTATAGATACCAAAGCTTAGATAATGAGCTGAGTGTTACAAAAGCTAATCTAAAGGCTAGTGACGAGATGAACCTTAAACTCAAGGACGAGATAAATGAGCAGGATAAGCTTATAAATCTCAAACTAGATGTAATAGAGAAAGCTAGTAAGCAAAGGCAAGTAATAGAAGTAAAAGCAAATAAAGTTAAAGAAAGGGTGCAAAATGAGGACAAAAAGGATATGTCTAATGCTCTTGGCATTAGCGTTTCTTATGTGCTTGATGGGTTGCGCAAGCAAGGAAGTAGCAAATAAGTACGACAAGATACCTAACTACCTACTTGAAGCCCCTATGATAGCAGATAGAAACGTAACAAACCAAAGCGAAGCAGGTGTGTTACTAATAGATGTTTATAGTGGTTATGAGAAGTGCATAGGACAGCTAGAGGACATAAAAAAGTATGAAATAAAAAGAGATAAACAATAAAAAGCATAAGGATGCGTAAATGGAAGCGATCATAAAAAGAACTAAAAAATTTTGGCTTAACAAAATGGTTGTTTTTGAGCTAATACTATCCATTATCATAATGTATATTTTCACATTTAGATACTAAGAGAGGCGGAGGTAATGGAGGACTTATTAAACAAGGCAGGCTTTTATTTTTGGGTCGCGGTCGTTGGCTTTGTCGGCGGAGTACTAAGCCTTGAAAATGATAGCCACAAGCCACTACACAGCGGTAAAGCCATAATAAATTCGATTATAAGTGCAATAAGCTCGATGTTTATATGTTGGATTTTTTACGAAGTTACATTTTATTTTACAAAAGAGAACCGCTTTAGTTTAGCGGTTGGTGGCTTTTTTGCGTGGCGTGGCACTGCGTGGATAAGTGCAACAGTCGATAAAGCGATCGATAAAAAAATAGAGAGTTTCGGCGGTGGTGGCTATGATGATTTTTCTACTAAACCGCCAAGAGATTTAAATTTTTAAATGCCCTTGTAAATAAAAAGCACGCCAAAAAAATAAAATCAAATTTAATAAAAAACGCATAAAAAGCAAAATTAAAAGGAGAGAAAATGGCAGCAAAATTTGGAGTAAATGTCGAGCTATATAACGCCTCGCTTGCACCATACAAGATAAACAATGAACGCCCTATCGCCATAATCGGCGACGATACAAAGCTAACCGCTGGGCTATATCTATATAGCGATATATTAGAAGCGCTTAAAGAGGTCGGCGAGGGGTCGATAAAAGACACGCTAACAGACCTAAAAGCCACTGGGCTACATAACCAAATCGTGCTTAGCGTTTTTGCTAAAACAAGCGATCAAAATGCCGATGAGGTAGCATGCCAAAACGCTATCGATGAGCTAAAAAAATGCGAAGCCACGATCGGAACAAAACCCAAATTCTT